TAACATTATATGCCCAAAGTTGTGAAGAACCAATAATACTTTCTGGACTAACTGATGTAAGTTTTAGATCACCAAAAGTTTTTAAGTACTTAAGATTTTTTACTAATTGATCTGCAGACTTTACTTTTTTCTTTCTTGGTGATTTAGAAGCTTTTAATCTATCCAAATATCGATCACAATCACTTATCACATCATGAACAAACTTTAATGTAGCTTTTAATGTTTTAGTTGTAAGATAAGAATATGCTTCAACTAATTGTTCTTGATCGTCATTTCTTTCTGATAATGTATTTACTTTTTGAAACTCAAGGTATTCATTTTCAATTTTTTTGTAAATATCTTTTGCCATTCTTGCACATACACTACTAGCAGTAATACTAAGTAGATATTTGTATACATCGAACTTATGATTATTATCATTAATAAACATATCAAAGTTTGCATCAATTTCAGATATTTGACTTCTAGCTTTTTCTATTGTAAGAGCTCTAACATCAACTGTTGGTTTATTTGATGTTGTTTGTACTGATACATAAAGTGGATTGTTACTTCTAGCAAGTAGTAGTAACTCTTGGAATTTATTATCGAACCAACCTATACTTTTTTCTGGAGTAGGTAATATATCTCTACCATTTTTATTTACAATAGCAGCAATACAACCCATTACAGAACTAACCCAAGCATCCTTTAACTTTGCAAAATCAGCAATATCTTTTTTATTATATTTGTTATTTGCTAAAAATTTAAGGATAGCTTTTTTATGGTCTTTTTGCGAACGATAATTATAAAAATTTAAAGCTTGATCATACTGATGAACTGTCATTTTTTCTGTAAAAGACAAATGCGCATCATCAGCTTTATTTAGCTTTTCGCGAAGTTTGTTTTTAGCTTTCATAGTTGTAGTTATTAATTAATCTCAAATACTTATTATATCACGTTATAATAACTATGTAAACTGTTAGACGTATTTTTGTGGTGGATCAACTAAATCATTTAAGGCTTCGAGTTTGTCTTTTGCCGCCGAAAGCTTTTCAATTTCCTTATCTAGGGTTTCAATCAAATCGGGATGTTCTGCAACACCAACAGAATTATTAGATAGATTATCAATATTGACTTTTCTTCTACCTATTTCTGCTTCATACATTAATCTTAATGCTGCGCCATGTGCTTCTTTTATGTAACTCATAATTTCTCCTATACGTTTTTATCTAAAGCTTTTATATAATGTGACATTGAATGATCATACATCCCATCAAAGAATTGTTTTTTCTTAAATGCTGCTATTCTACCTCTCCACTGATCTTTTATCTTTTGCCATGGTGTAAGTTTTCTTATATTACCATAATGATTTAGATATACATTCTCTCCATGGTGTTTAAATCCCATCCAAGCTGGTGCAACACGTGTAACAATGTCATTATTGTTTTGAACTCTGTAATGCTTTACATCATTGCATTCGCATGTAAATTTAAAGTTACCTACTCTTGGAGAACCAAATGTAACAAGTGTGTGTTGAAAGTATTTTTTAATTCTTGATGAGAATATTGTAGCCATTGCAGCACCTAATGAATGACCAGTAATAATTAATGTTTTTAATTTCTTTTGTTCTGAAGTTAACCAACCTTGTAATGTTGGCCATAATTTATCAACTTCTTTTTTAAATCCTCTATGAACTTTTCCATATGTAAAAGGCTCATCAGTTTCTTTTAATGCATAGAGATCTGCTTTTATATCAGACCATTCTGATGGTTCTGTACCTCTAAATGAAATAATATGATATTCATCTGTTTCTGTGATATATGCTTGTGCACCATTAATATCTAAAAATGATATTACATTCGCATTCAACATATTCTTAAAATGCGGTTTAGCATCTTTTGAATCTAAATAACTTACATTACACGCAACTGCCATTTTATACAATAATTGAATTGTATAGCGTTCCATTACTTTGTCTCCTCTTTTTTAGGTTCATAGTACTCTCTATATTTACCAATAATAAACTTTTGATATTTAATATGTTGTCTAATTTTTAAAAAGTCCATCGATAGTTGTTTGTATCCATCATCAGTAACACCAAATAAAACAAGATCATACCCTGCTGCTTCTAATTTTTTCCAAACACTTTCAATATTATCAGGTGTTACAACTATCCATTTTGTAGGTGTAAGTCTTAAAGGATCTGCATCAGGTATATTTAATGGTATTCTTTCAATTGGTTCTTTTACAATTTTTATTTCCTTAACAGGTTCTCTAAACCAAGAACAACTACTTAGGAATATAATTGGGATTAGCCAAATCAGGACACTGTGAATTAGTCTGTGATTTCTTAGTAGCATTTATCTCACTCTCTGTTAATGGAGAACCAGTTTCAATCTCAATACAACGATATGCATCTTTAGTTCCCTTGTTAATTATCTTTTCAACTAAACCTGGTTTCTTTACACTCGTTTTACCAATGTCACGTTTAGTTCCATCTTTTTTAACTTTCTCAAATTTATTTTCAAGACTTTCAATTTCTTTCTTAGATTGTTTTTCTCTTTCTTTTAACTGAGCAGTAACAATCTCTTTTGCTAATACATCAGCTTTTAAAGACTCAATTGCTTTTTGTTGTTCGTCTACAGCATCTTCTAACTTAGCATTATTTGCTTCACTTACTGCTAAGTCAGAACGTAGTTTCTGTACATACATTATTCCACCTCCTGCAAGAGAAGCCAATAATGCAACAGTAACTAATTTGCCATATAAACCAAACATTATCTTACCTCGTATTTGAAGTATCCTTCTGATTCAATAATCTTTCTACTTTCAACGGTAGGATATTTTTCTAATAATGTTTCCATCATTATTTTCCATGAATTATATATCTCTTTAGGATTGAATCTAAAGTCTACGTAATTTTTTATATATTTTCTGTAAGTTTCTAACTTACCACCTTTATGTTGCTGTATTGCAAAGTCAAGGATTCTGTAAAACTCTTGAGCATGTACTGTTTTATCTTTATCACCTTGGAACATCATATTTAGTGAAGCTGTAGTATCAGGTAATGCTGCTAAATTTGGATGTACACATACACAACCTGCACTCATAGCTTCTAATACTGTTCTACAACTTGTTTCCATCCATGTTGATGGATAAGCAAAGATATGAGATTGTTGTAATGCTTTTTCAATCTCATCATGTGGTTTTGTACCATGATAATTAATCTTCTTATGATTTTTGCATTTATCAAAAAGTGCTTCAAAGTTCTTATCACTTTCTTCCCAACCATATAACTTATAACTAGAAAAAACATCAAGTTCAATATGATCATACTTCTCACATAGCTTATCAAATACTTCAACAAGAATGTCTAAACCTCTATGAGGTGTTGATGTATAGATTAATTTTACTTTATTTTTTGGTTTTTCTACAAATTCAATTGGAGTAATTGGATTATCAATCACAGTTGAATTAATATCATATGGAACATTTAAATAGTTTTGGAACTGTTGATATTGCCAATTGCTGACAAAAACTAATTGATGAAATTTATCACGATAAACATCATCTTTTAATTTGTTACATTCAGGATCTCCTGGTAAATCATGTAACCAATAAATTCTTATCTTTTCTGGATTTAAAGTTCGTACTCGAGAACATATAACTTGAAAGTTATCAACAAGTTCTTTATCTAAACCACCAGCAACCATTCTTTTTGATAATTCAGTACCACCTTTTGAGTTAATACTTATTTCATTTTCTTCAAAACCAAAGTTATCAAACTTTTGTTCTTCCTCTTTAGTCTCTTCTTTTTTCTCTATAACTTCTTCAGACATTATATATTCTCCATAATTTAAGTTAAATGATTCTTGTGTATCTTACATGTTATCCATGAATTATAATATTTATCATCAAACAAAACATCTTCTTCAAATTGATATTTTGCTTCATAATATGATAACTCACCTTTTGATTTACAGTATCTTAATATTTCTCTTGAAAAGAATGGCGCACCATAATTTTCTACATCTTCTTTCAAATATTTATTACTTCCATAATAATCTTTCCAATCAGATTCTTTTACTACTTTTTTTCTATTCACTTTACCTTTAACTTTTTGGCGTGTCGTTGAATAGAATTGTTTCTTTCCTATATATTGTTTATTGTCAACATGATTAGTAATACGATAAACAAATCCATAGGCATCACCAGGAATTTCTTTTATATCTTCATTTAAATATTTCCAGTGATTAGGACTATCCTCTTTAATAATCTCCGTCATCTTCAAATCCTGTTTCCCACTTAGCAGCGGCATCAGGTGGGTCACTCATATTCTCTCCACAAAATACACAATATTCAGGTTCATCAACCTCTTGTGATGTTATTTCAAAGATACTATCACAGTGTGGACATTCAAATTGAAAATTTTCCATTCATTCTCCTAAGCAGCAAATGATGATCCACATCCACACGTTGCTGAAGCATTTGGATTTTTAAACGTGAAGTGTGATCCCATCATTTTTGTTTCATAGTCAATAGTAGCACCATCTATATAAGGAAATGATGCTCCATCTATTGCCATTCTATAATCATCATTAATATCTACAACAAAGTCGTCGTCCTCATCAAAATCATCACAGTAAGTAAATCCATAGTTCAATCCAGCACAACCACCACCTTGTACAAATACTCTTAAGGTAGTTTGAGCTTCTTCACTAAGTACTTTAATGATTTGAGCTTTTGCTGCATCTGTTACTGTTATCATAATGGTGCATCCTCCATACATTCGTTATAAATTTTATTTGAAACATTTTCAGCAGTTGCAACAAAATCTTCTGTTGGATAGTGAATTAATTCTTTCACTCTATGCTGAGTTTTATTTATAATTCTAATTTCATATTCTGTTGCTGGTCTGCTTGCATGTATTGTTGGTTCTTCTCCTCTATATATCCAAATTTGTGATAATAAAAAAGATAACTGTTTAACATATGCACATACTTCCCATGTTTGCATCTCATCTAAAGTTAAATTTTCTTGACTACTTACTGGTACTATTAATAAAAATACAAGAAAAAATAGTATAGTTAGCTTGCTGCCCATACCTCCTCCCATGAGCCCTTTAGAGCTCCCTTGGCGTAATCTGTTGCACGGTTCTCGAAAAAGTTCGTATGTGTTGGTGCATTAATCATTGTTTCAACCCAAGGTAAGGGATTCTTTTTAACTTTAAAAATTCCTTTTAATCCTAAACTAATTAATCTTCTGTCAGCTATGTAGCGTATATATGTTTCTACTTCTTCCGCTGTTAAGTCTGGCATATCACCCAATTCAAACGCTAATTTAATAAAACGATCTTCGAGTTCCACCATCTTTTCAGCTATAGTGTATATTTCTGACTTTAATTTGTCATTCCATATATCTCTATTTTCTTCTACGAAGGTTCTGAAAAGTTTAATCATTGATTCTGCATGTTGTGTTTCATCAACGATTGACCACGTAACTATTTGACCCATACCTTTCATAAGTCCATGACGTGGAAAGTTTAATAACATAATAAATGAACTAAACAATTGCATACCTTCTGTAAATGCCGAGAATGCTGCTATTTGTTGTGCAATTGTATTTTCACTTTGTCCTGCTAATGATGTAAAATAATCATGTTTGTCTGCCATCTCTTTATATTCTAAGAATTCATTGTATGTAGATTCTGGCATTCCTAATGTCTCAATTAAATGACTATATGCTGCAACATGTAATGCTTCTCTTGCTGCAAATCCTGCTAACATCATTCTTACTTCAGGTTGTGGAAAATATGGTAAGTAATTTTTTACATAAGCACCTGCTACATCAATATCACCTTGTGTAAAAAATCTAAAGATGTTTGTTAGAAAATATTTTTGTTGATCAGTTAATTTCTTTTTCCAATCTTTAACGTCTTCTAACATTGGTACTTCTGTATGTAACCAATGAGACTGCTCATGTTTTAACCATGATTCATACGCCCATGGATAATTAAATGGTTTAAAAAAATTTCTATCATCTGTTAATCTTAATTTACGTTTACTCATTGTTGTCAGTCCACTCCCTTAATTGATTTGCTGATTTTATGTCTGTTGATCTTGCAACTTCCTTATTATCATCATCAAGTAATACTATTGTA